ACCCATTTTGATCATCTTGCCTTTGGTCTTGCCACGCTTGACACAACCATCAGCAGCCTTGACGTAACCGCCTTCTTTGAACATGCGGCCAAGGTTAGGGCGCTTGTCCATCTTGCGTAGTTTCTCGTCTTCTACTTCCTGCTGCATCGCACCACGTTCTTTTTGGGTGGGTACCAGGTCATAGTTAGGATTGTAGTTCGTGTCGCCATGGCGCCCACGGCCTTTACGGGGATCATTTTGCATCATCATTTCCTTTCAGCGAGGGCATCAATTTTTGCTTCAAGCCTTCCAATGCCTGAGTCAAAGCGTTCCATAAGTTTTTCAAGGTCTTGCCTAACTTCTGCGCGAGTGATGTGATCACGGGCTATTTCCTCCCGAGTTCTGTTGAGCAAAATTTGGATGCGCTTTTGCTCATCATGGTTCATCTTAATCATGAACATGACCAATGCCACGAAGAAAGATGTGATTAGATTCCAAACCAGAGCACCCGTTTCCATTTAGCATTGCTCCGCCTTGGTCTTATAAGCATCCCATTCAGGAGCGTCAGACGAAGCATAAAGATATTGCGCCGCAAACTCTAACAACATTGGATCGTCTCGGAAATGGCCTAAACCTCGGTTGCAATGATTACAAAGCATGCCTCTTACCTCTCCAGTTACATGATCATGGTCAACAACTAAAGAACCACCATCACCGCAAATTACACATTGCGTAACCGTTGCTTTTATATCTGCCAAAGCTTTATCCGTGATTACATCACGAAACTTACCACGGCAATTTTCATTTCGATACGACGAACGACAGCTACGGCACCAACTATCTAAGCCATTACGCTTTTTATTGTGCGGAGGAAAAAACTTAGTTGTTTCCGGTTTTTCCTCTTTACAGCGTGTGCAAGCTAACATTTCCATGCTCGCAATGCCTTGTTGATTCTACTGTTAGGATCTTTTGCTGTTTTGGCCGAGGTGTTCTTTTTTTTGTGCCCTTCCATCCTGGCACAGAATGATTTCTTACGAGCACCGCCCTCTGGCTGAGGAGCTTTAAGACCCGGCTTACCTGGATTGGCTTTGTTGTAAGAAGCCCGGCCCTTGGCGTTTAAGCCGCCTTCCGGGTTTTTTCCTTCTTTACGCTGCCAAGCAGGCGTCTTAGCCATAATAGATCTGCACTGCGGCAATATTACTGGCATAGGCATAAACACCCGTTTGGGCCTTTACACCTTCGCCGGGGATAAGCGGAGCATTCTGAAAGACATCTGTGCTATCACTCTCATAGGTTAATAACCAGCGCCCTACAGCATATACCGCTGCTGGCGTACCGGTGATTGTTCCAGTGTTAATGTCTGTCAAAGTAAACGTATCAGCATCAACCCGTGTGATCGTATACGTTCCATCCGTTGCCGTGCCGCCTGTGCCTGTAGCAAAGTGAATACCAATAACAGCCCCGGTGATAAGACCGTGAGCAGTCTTGGTTACGGTAACCGTGGTCCCTGATCGTGCATAAGTAACACTTGCAGATACTGGCGTAGCTGCTGTATCAAAAAGAACCAAAATGCCATCCGCAGATCCTGCGCCATAAAACGAAACGCCCTTAACACGGACCGGACTCTTTACTAAAAAGCCCGATCCATTTAGGTGCGCCTGTTTAACATCGGTTTGCATCCCCATGATGCGCTCCTATTAGGAATCAGCAAAGGGCGTAGCAACTGTGCTAGTACCAAGCGCAATACCGTTAACCATATACTTGTTTGCCGCGATAGCAAAAATCTGCACCCATGATCCAGCAACGCCACCAGTCGTTGTACCGTTGAAGTTGATGAAGTCATTTGATGCAGCAGCCGTATAAGCTACAAGCGCATTGGAAGAATCTGTATCTACACCAAGAATTGTGCCAATGTACTTATCTGTGCCGTTAGTTCCAATCTTCAAAGACGATGTGGAGATCGTAGTTGGGACCCAGATGGTGTAGGTAACACCTTCGTTATTGGCCGTATTGGGATCATTACCCGGACCTGACGAAGATACGTTAGCCGAGGTATTAATTGCAGGAAGTGTAAGAACCACGTTAGCTGCTAATGACCCGCCAACAGAAAGGATTCTGCCGCCATGGGCCACTGGATTCAGTGTAGTGCTTGCTGTGATTTCTACAATAGTGGACGGGCCTTGCTGATAAATGCCGCCCAGTGAACGGATAGGACCGTCAAAGGTAGTGATTGCCATATTAACTCCGCGTAGTAGCGCATCCCCATACCGTCTCTACTAAGTCTGCTAGGCCAGTCGATATGGGTTAAATCCTAGTATGTTGTTTGTATCAGTTTGCGTGGTTAGTGTCAATTCGTTTCTTACGTGCAGCCAGCATTTTTGCTCGCCATTCAGGATCTGCCCACAGAGCTTTAGCAGCAGCTTTCTTGGCAGCTTTAACTTCATCACGGTTGGCAATTTCTTTGTTATTGGCAGTTTGCTTTGCCGCATATTCTGGATCGGCCCATTGGGCTTTGGATTGCTCGCTCGTCTTTTGGCGGGACACGGCTGTCGTACGACTACGTTTAATACTCTCGGTTCGTTTATCACGGACGGCCGAATCGGCCCATGTAGCAACGCTTGCTTCTGATTTGCGGCTTCGCGCCTCGTCAGTACCTTGGACCTCTTTTTGTGCTTGGGTAACCTTTTCCACATACGCAGGGTCTTGCCACATCTTTGATGTAGCGTCGCTCATGGTTTGCCGGAACGCTTCAGTATGAATAAATGCAGCCTTGCCAGCTTCACGTCTAGCTATGACCTCTGGATCTTGGAGAGCCTTGCGAATGGCTGCAATGGTTTGTTCGCGGAACAATGGATTGGCCCATCTACGCTTTTGACCTTCGCTATACAGAGCTATTTTTTCTGGAGTGCTATTTGCGTCGCTAATATTTTTTCGCCATTCATCGGTGCGAATTACACCCGCCAAACCCTCGCCACCATCAGTTAAATTAAATAGGGTTCCTGTTCCCAAGTCTCTTCTTCCGTAAGCCTCAATAAGTTTTACTTCTTCATAAAACGCCTCCGCTTCCTCTAATCCGTCTCGGACGATCTCGATAATCGGCTCAAGCTTTTCTTGCCTGAGAAGCGCCAAAAATGCGCCAAAGCCTTTATTGCCACGAACTCTTTTGTTCCAGTGGTACCAAGCTCTGTCGCCAATACCTTTGCCAACGTAAACAACCTGCTGGTTCTTGGTGGGACGTGGATCTTTATAAACGTATACGTAGTACATCTGTGACTCCTTAGTGGTGGAGTCTGTAGTATACATGTATGGATGGCGATGTGCAACTGTATGTACTGCTGCATACTCTACAAAACAGAAACCCCGCCGGAGCGGGGTTCTGTGATACAAGGCTAGGGAATGATTTCTGTATTGAAATCAATGACTTACGTCATGCCCCCTGTGACCAAAAGATACCGAGCGGGTCCGACACTCCAAAGGAGTATCGCTCTCTCGCTTTATATCTGACATTGCCCGTGTCAAAATCGCCATCCATTCCAGTCTGCATCGGTGTCCGCACGAAGTGCTTCAAACCGTTGGGAACGTCGGTCGTGAGGAACCAGCCGTTCGTATCAGTCAGGAAGTGGTTGATCGTGTAGCCCTCGGGAATACTTCCGTTGTTCTTGATGGCGTTGATGTCGTTGTTGTTGGTGCCGACACGGAGTTCGGTTTCCAACAGACGCGTTGCCACGAACTGGAGGTTGGGAGGAACAATCAACTTGCGGGGACGAGCTGCGATCAACAGGCCACGTTCATCCGTCCATGCTGCAATCTGAATGACTGCGTTTTCCAACGAAGTCTCATTCAAGTCAGCCTGGGTGGAAGGCGTGTTGCTGTTGGTGCCGCCAGAGACCAGCGGATGTGAGGTGGAGAACAGGGGCTGTCCATCACCGTAAGTAACGGTAGATGCCCATCCGTTGTTCAACACGGCTGCTGCTTTCACCTGCTTGGTGTATGCCATGGCGCGTGCAAGTGCCTTGGTATAACGTGAGCTGAGGCTATCGTACAGGTTATCTTCAATCGCCTCTTCGGTGATCGAGAATCCCATAGCGATGGTCTCGTGGGTGTAGCGAGCCGTCCAAGCTTCCTGTGCGTTGTCGTATGCAATCGCAGAACCTTCGTTCTTAACGGGTGCAGCCGAGAAGCCAGAGAGCTTGGTTTCCTCTTCAAACGAACGCTCAGAGGTCTCGGTTTCGTAGATCTCTTTGTGTTCTTCGCCATAACGAGCGTACTCAAGACCGAACAGGGCGTTCAGGCCGGGGAGCAGCTCTTTCAGTAGTTGTGCGCGTGAAATAGCCATTTAAGTTTCCCCTTACAGTCCGACTGGGTTGTTGTACGCATGACCACCAGTCACCACGCCAGTTGCCTGCACCACATAGGCTGCATTGAACTTAACGATGATTTCTGGGTAGTACAGAGTACCGCTATAGGTAAATGCCGTATCAGGCACCACGTCGATGACTCGCAAAGGCAGCGTCTGGGTTGTTGCACCAGAAGCAATATCCACTGCATAACGCGAATCTTTGGTTGTCGTATTCAGAGTGTTAGCCACCATGGATACGTTCAGGCCAACATCGGTATACGTAAAGCCAGAGGTCGTCGAAACAACCGTGGTTCCGCTAACACCGCAAACCTGGAACAACTGGTCTGGATCTTCGCAGATATACGCAATGATGTCGGTATTGCTTGCCACCGAGGTGTTAGCAATCCATGCCTGTGAGAATGTGGGCTGGCCAGTTACTGACGAAACAAACGTACAACCCATGAACACACCAGCAAAACCAGTGGTCGGGGCAGCAGTCGTTTCCGTGCAGACAACCACGCAACCGTTGCTGTCAAACTTAACAGGATCACCAAAGCCAATTGAGCTTGCGCTGGACGAATAAATCCGACGCTGGCGAGTGGCTCCGGCAAATACCTGACCGCCGATCAGATTGATCGGACGCAGACCATAAGGGCCTGAAATCGTCGGGTAAGCCATGCTTAACTCCTAAAAGGTTTATCTTTTACCAAAACGAACCTCGGTGCGCTTTTCATTAAAGAGCGGCATCCTTGGATCGTTCTCTCGCATAAAGTTGCTGTCCACGCTCTGCATCCAATCATTGGCTTGTTTCAGGTAATGGTTATTACGCTGATCTGCCATTTCCGCAGGGGCGCGGCACAACATCAATCCGCCAATCTCAATGTTTCCGGTTTGAGGTCCGGTTGCGAGCAGGGCTCGGGCTACTTCTGGATAGTCTTCCCACTTGCATGGTTCAAATCCATCCTGATATCGGGTGGCTACATTGCGTGCGTCGGTTTGCCCCATGATCGAGGTCCGAACCCAGCGATGTCTCCATCCGTCGCGTGGCGTAGGATCAGGCAATGAGCTGGGCGGCTTCCACTGCTTGGGACGTTCCGTGTTGTCACGGGTCACTGCTTCACGGGATTCGCGGCTCATAGCTTTCCTTCCATACGTAGTTTTGCCACATGTCGGGCATATTCTTCCAGCGGCACACCAATGCGCTTAGCCATATTGGCTTCAGACGCTGTCAGCTTCACTTTTTTAGGTGGCGAGCTGCGCGATGCCGGGGCAACCACCGTGGCAGGCCTTCTTTGTACTTCTGGCTCGGCCTGAGCGCCATAGTACTCGGGAAACTTTTCTTTCATGCGAGCGTCGATTCGCTCGTAATATTCGTCCGTTGCTGCAAACTGGTCACCATATTCACGGGTAAGCTTTTTATGCACGCCCATGGCAAAGTGAGTCATTTCATCATCAACCCCAGGATCTCCTGGCTGACCAAACCATGGGTTTGATCGTTTCCATTTATCAGCCTTGGGATCAACGTACGGCTTGGTTTGATTATATGCTTGATTTTCAGCGGGTTGCAACTGCTCTTGAGCAACTGGCTTAAAGGATTTGACCTTCTCGGCTTTAATAACAGCCTTGCTAAATTCCTCTTGTGCCGTTGCAATTTTGTCCGCATCGCCGGTATACAGTGCTTCTTTGTATTTCCGCTTTGCTTCATCAAGCTCCTTTTCGGTGGCGACCTGCATTGTTTTAATCAATGTCGATTCGCCTGAAGTAAGCTTCTCTTTCAGCTTTGCGTTTTCATCTGCAATTTGTTTTGCATACGCAAGTGCCGCTTCACGCTCTTTGATAGCTTCTTCTTTAACACGCCGCTCGTCATGCCTTGCGTGTGTTAATTGTTGAATGCGTTTTTTGACGTTATCCGAATACTGTCGGATTTCATCTTCCGGTATGTCGGTAGGGTCGCTTTTGATTGGCGTGACATTCTTGTCCTGATCAGGACGGTCATCCTCAATCTCAATTTCTAATTGGTCGCCTTCTAC